AAGCGGGTGGAGCTCTTGCTTGGGAAGACATTGGAACTTCTGATCAAAGACTTAATTTTACTAACTCTGCAGCGACAAACGCAGGTGAAGTTAGAATTACAGTTATGTATCAGCAAAATACAAACTACGCATAATAATTAATTTAGTGTGGGCTCCGGCCCACACATAATTTTAAGGAGAACAATATGTCAGGATATACAAGTGACCAACTCGTAGCACATGCTACAGGAGATGGACAAATGGTTCCTACAACACAAAGAGCTAGAATAACTGGTATCCAAGCTGAAGGAGCTGCAAGCTCTTCTATCGTATTTAAAAGCGGTGGATCTAGTGGAACTACAATAGCTACATTCAAATTTGGAACTGAAGGAATAGATTTTTATGTTCCAGGTTCTGGAATTTTATTTGATGAAGGAGTTCATTTAGATTTAACAAACACTCCAGGTGTTACTATAACATTTACGTAGGAGTAAATTGTGGCTACACTAACTTATACAGTAACCGTAGCATCGGGGACTAACGCTTTTGGAACCGCTAATAAATTTTTTATTA